TTTTGTATCATTAAACGATAAATCTTTTGAATTAGACAACTATCATAGCCCTACGGTACCAACATTAATGACCGCAGAGGGTATTAAAGAGAATCTCAACCTACAGACACATACAATTACAGTAGCGGGTAACTATTCATTGACACCGGGTAAGAAAATATCGATAACAATACCAAAATCATTAGGTATTGACGCTACCGGAATCAAAGATAAGTTCATAACAGGTAATTATATTGTACACGGTATCAGACATTCATTCAAAGAACTGTATACAATGCAGGTAGATGTGATCAAAGACAGTAACAGTATAGACCTAGACGGAGAACCAATGTGATTTTTTTAAAAACGAAACAAATAATGGGTAGGGTTCGGAATTTTTTTACAGAAACAGGATATCATTTGATTCCATATTCGAGTGTGGAAAAAAAATGGGAAGAATATCAGTATAAAGTAGTAGGGAAGAGACTGATCAAAACTAAGGCCTCGGCTGATCCGCGAAGGACATATAAACCTGAGACCAAAAAAGGATATGAAAGCGAATGAGAGAGTATGATCAGTTTGTCGGCGGATCGTTTGTATGGTTTACTGGCGTAGTAGAAGATACCAACGATACGAGTAACTTAGGTCGTGTAAAGGTCCGTTGTTTCGGGTTCCATACATCAGATAAGAGTATATTAACAACCAATGATTTACCATGGGCGTTAGTGATGGGACCGGCCACCTCAGCCGGCGTACAGGGTATAGGCACCAACCATCGATTATTAAGTGGTTCATGGGTGGTGGGCTTCTTTAGAGACGGACCCTCTGCGCAGGATCCTATTGTAATGGGCTCTATACCATCAGAGGTGGTAGATAAACCAGATACCCAGCTGGGATTTACCGGGTCTTATGGCAATTCACCGGGTCTGGACATGCCCTTACTGGCCCAAGATAATAGTACCAATACACAGGTTACACATACACCCGGCGGACATACAATAGAGATAAACGATACACCATTAGGAGAACATATTACTGTAACACATATGTCCGGAACATATCTCCAGCTGCACCAGAACGGCACGGTTGAGATCAATTCGAGTAATGATACTGTTAATATAATAGGAAATACGACAGTGACTGGGACTGTTAGGGCGTCAGACGAAATTACGGCCAAATATATCGGCGAAGAGAGTGTTACCCTTACCGGCCATAAACATACACAAACCGGTGGTACAACAACCGATGCAGATAAAGATGTAGATACAGCATCACCGACAGCAAGCACCTAGTATATTATAACATATATAATAGAAAAAGTACATAGTAAAGGATATAAATAGATCTATGAGTAGATTATCAGACAGTGCAGGACAATCATTAGTATCTCGTAAGAAGGGATGGGCAGATCTAGACCTCAGTCTAACACCACATCCAATCAGAAAAGATATCATACCATTGAAAGATAATAAGGCGATCGTGAATGCAGTAAAGAATCTATTACAAACTAATTTCTATGAGAGACCCTTTCAGTCCACATTAGGGGCCAATCTAAGGGGATTATTGTTTGAACCGAATGATGTGATAACACGTATCGCCTTAAGAGAAAACATCAGAGAGGTATTAACCGTAAGCGAACCGCGAATTAGCTTGCAGGCCATATACGTCGAGGAAGCGTCCCAAGGGACAGCGTTTAGAATTACTGTTTTATTCCGGATAAAAGAATATAATACAGACCAGTCCGTAGAAATAGTTTTGAGGAGACTCAGATAAAAATTTTTTTCCCCGGGCCGTAGAGCTCCAGGGTTGATTACATAAAGAGAGAATAACATGGCAACAAATTTAAAAGTAACCGAATTAGACTTTGATCAGATCAAATTAAATCTGAAGAACTATCTAAAGGGTCAGTCTACCTTTAATGATTATGACTTTGATGGTTCGGGTCTATCCGTTCTATTAGATGTCCTATCATATAATACTCATTACAATGCGATGGCCGCCCATTTTGCATTGAACGAGGCCTTCCTTGACAGTGCACAGATCAGAGGTAATGTTGTATCGCGGGCCAACCTATTAGGTTATACTCCTCGTTCTAAGCTGGCCAGTCGTGCTGCCATTAATGTGGTGGTTGATGTAACAGGTCTATCCGGTACTCCTCAGAATTTATCTCTTCCACGTGGTACAAAGTTTACATCGATTGTTGGTGGTGTTGAATATAATTTCGTTGCCCTTGAGACATCTTCCGCGAGTAAGGTATCCAATAAATATACCTTTAATAATGTATCAATTGCCGAAGGAACATATAAGACTCTTAAATTCCGTGTGGATAACGACCTCGATACACAGAAGTTTCAGTTAGGTGATAAGGATGCCGATACATCTACCTTAAGAGTTCGCGTTCAGACCAATCAGGAATCAACGTCGTTCGATATCTATGCCAAGTTTACCACTCTTCTGAATGTGATCTCTACCTCAAAGGTATTTCATCTACAAGAAAATTCAAACGAATACTATGAAATCTATTTCGGTGATGGTATTACCGGCGCGAAGCCAAACAATAATAACATCGTCACTCTCGATTATCTCTTTACAAATGGTAAGGATGCCAATGGAGCGAGCTCGTTCTCGAAGGTGGATTCAATCGGATCATATACAAATATCTCTGTCACGACCGCAACCGCGGCCACTGGTGGAGCCGATCAGGAAACAATGGAGTCTATTCGATATAATGCTCCTCTAACCTTTACGTCTCAAAATCGGGCCGTTACCTCCGATGATTATCGTGCGATCATACAGAGAGAGTTCAGTGACATCGATGCAATCAGTACATGGGGTGGTGAAGATAATAATCCGCCTGATTTTGGTGCGATCTATGTGTGTATCAAGCCGGTACTGGCAGATGCATTGACGGTCGATCAGAAGTCAACCATTGTCGATACCATTTTAAAAGGTAAGAACGTTGTCAGTATTACACCTACGCTGGTGGATCCTAACTATACATTACTCGATCTCGATGTGTTCTTTAAATATAATAACAACCTGACTGATCGTACATCAGTCGAGCTGGCCGCTGTCGTAAGAGATACGATCGATGATTATAACTTTAATAATCTAAACAAATTCGATGGTGTATTTCGTCATTCACAGTTACTCAAAGCAATTGACTCGGCCGACCCTTCCATTCAGAACTCGACCGTTCGACCATTTATGCATAAGACGATTACACCTCTTGCAACGGCCGCTCTGAATAATCATGAGTTAAATTTCACTGGTTCTTTCTATGTAAGTGGATCAACGACAGACAGTGTTATAACATCGTCTGCCTTTCTTATTAATGGTGTCGAACATTTCTTTGGAGATGAGGAAGTCGAAGGCCAGACAACGAGAAGAGTATATACTTTTAAAATCGTTGACTCAAAAGAAATTAAAACAAATGCAGATTGTGGTACAGTAAATACAGGTACAGGTCAAATTATATTGAATAACTTTGTACCAACCGATATATCTGGTAATACCTCATATACGAATATTAAAATTACGGTTAAACCAAATTCATTGGACATTGCACCAAAGAGAGATCAGTTACTCAACATTAATGCAAGTGGAGTTATAATAACTCCTGAGATTGATACGATCTCTGTATCTGGTTCAACTGGTTCAATTGATTATAAAACAACATCAAGGTTTAGATAAGAATGTCAAAATACGGATCAATCAGTCAATCGCCCGGTTATATTGAAGCAATAGCCTCGACGAAACGAAAGACGAAAGAAGATATTCGTCTTGAGCAATTAATGCCGACTGATATTCTTGAGAACGCAGGTGGTATAAAGAAACTATTAGAAGCATACTATCAATTTAATAACCTCGAAGAATTTATATATCAAGAGACTGAGATTTTTAGTGATGTCATTCTTGATGGTAGGGCGGTGTTCAGAGTAAAAGATCCTGAAAATTCAAACGATCATTTCTTTAATGACGAATCTGGTGAGAATTCTACTGTAGTGATTACACTCGCAGATGGTTCAACTCAAAATTTAGCAGGTCCATATGCTATATCAAACGGTAATGAATTACCTGGTACATTGGTTAAATCAACTGCGGTTCTTGGTAAAACATTTACCATTAATAATTTAAGTGCATTTAACGGATTAACAATTAAACTTACAACTCCTATTACATATTGGGTTGGACCTGGTCCATCATATGTTTTAAATGCAATTGAAGAAGCACTTAACATTGACGAGAACACAGATGATTATCTTGAGTTAATGCAAAAAGAAATTGCTGCTGCGATTCCAAGAGATCTACAGGTTGATAAGAGAACACTCTACAAATCAATCGTTGATTTCTATAAGGTACGTGGTACAACAGATTCAATTGAAATATTCTTTCGTTTATTATTCAATGAAGATGTTGAAGTTCAAGAACCATGGGATAAAACATTAATACCATCATCAGGTGGTTGGGTTCCTGGTCAGGTAACAACGGTAACTGTTGCGAGTAATGTTTCAAACAGTACTACAGTAACCTTAACAGCATCAAATACTAATGTACGTTTAGGTGCAACGGTAACAGGAACTGGAATATCAGGTGCAGTTGATGTGGCCTCGTTTGATAATCAGTCTACACCCCCTGCCCTAACATTATCTTCAGCTCAATCGTTATCAGCCAATACAGTATTAACGATTACACAGGATGGTACATATAAAGATAGAAAAGGCCAGTTAAGTAATACAACAAAGATTCAAGATTCTTTATTCTATCAGAAGTTTAGTTATCTTATTCGTACAGGTAAAAACCTTACCGATTGGAAAAATTCATTCGCTAAGTTGGTACATCCGGCAGGATTTAAATTCTTCGGAGAAATCTTAATATTAACACAGCTAACAAGAGATATACTTGGAGATACAGATAGAGTATCTCTTGAAGTTGCAGGTGAAGGTAAGGAACAAGTACCTGGAAAAACAAACGTACAGTATGCATATAAAAATATATACGGTAGAACAAATCGTAAAACATTATCTTCAATGCCGACACTCCAACCGGGTGCAATTGGTATAGAAGATTTACCAGTACTTGTACAAATGTTTGTAGCAATGTTCTCACCAAATATAGATGCAAGAATAAATAGAAGTGCATCAACTACAATAACTTTAAACAGTGGAGCAGTTGCAACTATTTTACCTGTTGACAGAGGTTATGGTTATCCATTACCAGGTGCAGCTGCACCAACTGTCACAATATCAGGTGATGGAAGTGGAGCCACTGCAACATGTACAGTAGATGAATTAGGACAAGTTGATGTTATAACCGTAACAGCAGGTGGGTCAGGATATACAACAGCGAGTGCTGCAATCTCTACAAACCCAGCACAAGGAACATTACAAGAAATATTATTAAGTAACTTAGCCGATAAGAGATACAGATCTGCACCTACATTAACAGTCAGTGCACCAACCTCTACAGACGTTGAAGGTGTTTTATTAGCATCAAACGTTAATGCTATAGCAACATTAATATTAGATGCCGAAGGTGAAATCTCAGGTGTCACTATAAATAATCCAGGTAATGGTTATGTAGTTGATCCAACAATAAAGATTGGATCTGCAGCATCAATAGAAACAAGAGCAAGAGATATAGAACCAATATTAATATTGTTACTTAATCATCTTGAAGACAGATCACGAACATTAAGTGGAAATAATTACTTTAATCAAAAAAGTGATTATGACACGGTAACTAAATTTAGGGACAATGTGCCAATGTTGCATTATGCGACAAATATTATTAAAGATGGCCTTGGAACTAGTATAAATAGATATAGCTCATTGAGTAATATTGAACAAACATAACGGGAAACGAAAATGACAGCAATAGTAACAACACCTTTTAGAGTTCTTAATGCAGAGAACTTCAAAGAAGACGTGGCCGCAGGTGGTATGTATCTTGGAATTGGTAAGTCCGATGTATGGTCTTTGACCACATCTGATACTACAGATACAACAGCCTTTACGCCTTTTGACAACAAAGAAAATACAGCCGAAGCATGGAAAAATATGTTAGGTCTTAAGAAACTTGGAGGTGGTGATATATCCCACGTTGTTCCTCGATATACTTGGGCTTCTGGTAATTCATATTACGCATATGATTCAAATGAAGCTACGTTATTCGATGAACCGTTTTATATTATAACATCAGAATTCAAGGTGTATAAATGCATATTCGCACCAGGTGGAGCATCTACTCAACAACCTACTCAAACAAATCCAGCTCCTACTGCAGAATCAGATAGTTATATTTGGAAATATATGTTTACTGTATCTGTAGGAGATGCAGAAAAATTCCTAACAACCAGTTATATGCCCGTTAAAACTGTGTCGTTAGCATTTGCAAATAACGCAGCTGCTGAATCTGCATTATCTGAAGCAGACTATGCACAATTCTTAAATCAAAAAGCTTCAAGAGATCATGCTCAAGCTGCAGGTATTGAAAGAATAGAAATTACTAATGTAGGCCAAAACTATACAGGTAATCCATCAGTAGTTATAACAGGTGATGGACAATCTGCAACTGTTGTAACGGCCGATATTACAAAAACTGGTAATACGATTACTGCAATTACAATGGCGCAAGCAAGAAAGGGTACAAACTATACAGTAGCTCAAGTATCTATTACCGGCGGTGGTGGTTCACTTGCCACAGCACGTGCAGTTATCTCACCTCCAGCTGGACATGGTGTTGATCCTGTTCACGAGCTTGGTGCATTCTATGTTGGACTCAACACTCTTCTAACTGGTACAGAATCTGGTGATTTAGTTGTTGGTCAGGATTTCAGACAAGTTTCTTTAATTAAAAATCCAAAAAACTTTGCTTCTCCTCAAGCAGCTGCAACTGCAGGTACATTAAGAGCTTTATATCATTTAGATTTAACAGGTTCTAATCCAACTAATGGCTTTGTATTAGATGCTATTGTGACTGGAGCTGGTGGTGCAAAGGCTTTCATTACAGAAATTGATGCAACGAATGGTAGATTATATTATCACCAAAATGCTAAAACTGGTTATAAAGCATTCGTAAATGGAGAAACAATATCAGGTGCGGGTGGTGGTACAGCTACTCTCGATAATCCAGCTGTTGTAGGTCCTGAAGTTTTGGGTGATAGTGGTCAAATGATCTTCTTAGAAAACAGATCTCCAATTAATAGATCGTCAAACCAAACAGAAGATATTAAAGTAATAATTGAATTCTAATATACACTGTATATAAAGTAGAGAGAACAATATGGCAATAACTAAAGTAAAAAATTATACGGCTTCACCGTACTATGATGATTATAATGAAGAAAAAAATTATCATAGGGTCTTATTTAGACCAGGATATGCAGTTCAAGCAAGAGAGCTTACACAATTGCAAACTTCCTTACAGGCCCAAATAGATAGATTCGGTCAACATTCTTTTTCAGATGGTGCAAGAGTAGTTTCAGGTAAACCAAGTTTAGATATAGAATACGCTTACATAAAAATAGAAGACGAATTCTATTCTACTGTTGCAACTGGAACAGGAGCTGCATATGATACTAGTACATATATAACAGACTTTCTTGAGAAAACAATTATAGGTACAGATAATACTGGTGCATTTCAAGTAGAAGCAAAAGTATTGGCCGTACTCGCAGCTGGTTCAGGTCCAGCACATGAATCAAATGGTTCAGATCCAATCACATTGTATATTAAATATACAAAATCAGGTGGATCGAGTGCAGCGAATAGAACAGTGCAAACCTTTGGAGCAGGTGAAGTATTTAAAACTACAACTGGTAGTGTAAGAGTTGGTAAAGTACAAGGAGAAGCCTCAGCAAGTACTACTGAATTTGTTGGAACTGTTGCCGAGACAAACTCTACACTTTCTAATGGTACACAAACTGGATTATCTGCAGCCATCCACATGGAAGAAGGTGTATACTTTATTTCTGGTTGTTTCTCATATGTACCAGCACAAACACTAATACTTAAAAAATATACAAATACTCCTTCGTTTATTATTGGTTTAAACGTAGCAGAAAATATTATATCATCAGAAGAAGATCCTCTCTTAGTAGATAATGCTCAAGGCGTTCCTAATAGTACTGCTCCTGGTGCAAACAGATATCAGATTGTAACTACATTAGTTGCAGAACCAATTTCTCTTTCTGCTAGAACAAAAGCTAATTACATTTTCTTATTAGAAGTTGTTAATGGTATTGCAAACTTTGCTTCAGCCGATGATAGTGCTAATACAGAATTAAATGAAAAGCTGGCAAGAAGAACCTTCGAAGAATCAGGTAGCTATGCAGTTCAACCATTCCCAATTGCTATTACAGATTATTATAACGATAACACTAATTTTGGTTTTAAAACTTCTGCACAAATTATTGCTGCAGAATCTGGTGTAAGTAATGATGCTCAAGCTTTAGTGTTCGGTAAAAATAGATTAAATATAGAATTAGAAAAATCTGTTGCGTATGTTAAAGGAAAAAGAATAGAGACTACACCTCAACATCATATTATATACGATAAAGCAAGAGCTCTTACTGACGTAGCTGTAGCGAATGCCGCAGTTTCAACATTACCTTTAGGTGGTTATATTAAACTGACTGCTTCTGGTATGAAAGGTATGCCTGATATTTCTACGATGCACACGATTGATTTAAAAAATTCATCAGCTGCTACTATTGGTACAGCAAGATGTAGAGGTTTAGAAAAAGTCGGATCGATTTATTATCTTTATATTTTCGATGTTGTTATGACTGGTGCATTCTCAGCGGTAACAAACGTTTCTCAAACAAATGCTGGTCAACAAACATTCGTAGCAAACTTATCTGTGAATGGTACAAGGTTTGAAGCAGGTCGATCATCTTCAATTTATAGATTACCTGCTAGTACAATTAAAACATTAAAAACTGTTGCAGCAGATGGAACAGTATCTAACGCAGTAGATACAGACTATATAGTAAGAGCATATATGACATCAACGGTGGATGCATCTGGTAATATTGATGTAACATGTCCATCAGGTGGAGTTCTTGCCAATAACGATGATATTTATGTATCAGTAGATAATAACGATTTAGGTAAAGCTACAGGAGTTGCAGCATCAGGCGGTGGAGGAGTTGGTGCTTCTACGTTTAGGTTGACTACAGCAGAACTTGAAAGTTTAAGTATATCGAATACTGAAAAAGTACAAGTCATTGCATCTATTCGAAGAGTAAACAATAATGGTGGTACAAGAAAAAATAAAGGTTTAACCTCAGACCATTCACTTACATTAACAGCGAATGGATCTGGTTCTTATGGATTAGGAAAAAATGATATTATTAAAATCACAAGTATTACTGATTCTACTGGTGCAGCGGTTAAAGATAAATTTACATTAGATAACGGACAAAGAGAAAACTTCTATGAAGAAGGAAATATCATTCTTAAGGGTGGTCAATCAGTTCCTAATGGAAACTTAGTAGTAGTATTTGATTTCTATACTCATTCTGCAGGAGATTATTTCTGTGTTGATTCATATTACGATGCTGCATCTGGCAATGCTGCTAATACAACTAAGTATGAAATCATTCCAACGTTCAACAGCTCAGTCAATGGATTAGTAGATCTTAGAGATTGTCTAGACTTTAGACCATCTAAAGCTACAACTGGTGCAACTGCAGGATTCGAATTAAGTTCGGGTGCAAATGCATTTCCTGCATTCGCTCCTTCTCCTGGAACCATTGTAACAAATGATATTACTTTCTATCTTGCAAGAACTGATAAAATATTCTTAACAGAAGAAGGTGAATTTAAATATGTAAAAGGGACTTCAGCTATTTTTCCAGAACCACCAGAAGATATTGCAAATTCCATGACGTTATACACTATTTCTGCAAATCCATATGTATTTACACCTAACGATATTAAAGCAGTTCCTGTAGATAATAAACGTTATACTATGAGAGACATTGGTGCGCTAGATAAAAGAATTAAAAACTTAGAGTATTACACATCTCTTTCTTTATTAGAGTCATCTGCTTCACAAATAGATTTTATTGCAAACGATGGCAGTGGAACAAGTAGATTTAAAAATGGATTTATTGTTGACTCATTCTCAGGAGCATCAATTGGTAATTCATCACATCCAGATTGGAGTGTAGCAACTGATAAAGCTAATGGAATATTGCGTCCTGTATTTGATCAAAGAAGTATTAACCTTGTTCGAACAACTGGTGATGCAACAGGTAGTGTGTCATCTGCAGGTCAAGCAAATGGTGTAGACGCGAAAGCAACACAAGCAACTAAAGGTGGTATTGTAACAATGTCGCACACAGTTGTACCACACATTACTCAACCTTATTCAACGTATGCAGAATATATTAATCCATATAACGTATTTGTATGGGAAGGTTCATGTAAACTTTCTCCTGAATCCGATGAGTGGAAAGAAGTTGATGTAAGACCAGATATTCCAATAAACGATAATAGTATTTATGATCAATTCGTTGCCATGGCAGAGGAGACAGGTATTTTAGGTACAGTATGGAACGAATGGGAAACTAACTGGACAGGTAGAGATGTTAATACATCTACTTCTCTTTCAAGACAAAGACGCGGTGGCGGTGAGGGAGGCCAAGAAGGTGGAGGTTGGGGCGGAAGAATAGCCGAAATTAAAACTACTACAACTGCTACTACTTTAACTGGAACTCAATCAAGATCAGGATTATCAACATCTATTGCATCAGATACTATCACTAAAGAGATTGGTAATTATGTAGTTGAAACTAACTTTATACCATTCATGAGATCAAGAAAGATATCTTTTGATGCTGAGCTACTTAAACCAGAAACAAGAATGTTTGCTTTCTTTGGTGGAGTAGACATTACTGCATACTGTAAACAGTCTGCGTATTCTTCCGGTTCATCTCATGTTGATGCAGACTTTTCAGAATTCTCAGAACAAACATCAGTGAATACATTTGAAGGTGTGACAACGTTTGTAAATTCAAGCACATTTGCGGTTGAAGGTGGAACTTTAATTACAGATCCAAGCGGAAGGTGTGTTGGTCAATTTATCATACCAAGAAATGACATCTTAAAATTTAGAACTGGTATAAAAGAATTTAAAATAACAGATTCATCTGTTAATGCAGATACTGCAGATACACATGCTTCAGCAACATTCCATGCACAAGGTTTACTTGAAGTACATCAAAGAACCGTTGTTTCAACAAAGGTTCCTAGACTTGTCACAAGAGAAATTTCACAAACTGGTGGACGTGTAGAAAAAACAACGAGTACTACGAAAAACGAATTTGTTAGATGGATCGATCCATTGGCACAGACATTCGTTGTTGACGGAAAAACAAATACAACATATACAGACGGATCTCCTCCTCCAGAAACTGGAATATTTGCAAAAAGTATTCAGATATATTTTGCTACAAAAGATGCAGCTATACCTGTACAAGTTTCTATACGTTCAGTAGAGAATGGTATACCTACACAAAACATTGTTCCAGGTTCTGACGTAACAATTTATCCAACAAGTATTACAACATCTGCAACTGCAGCAACTGCAACAACAATTCCTTTTGATTATCCTGTATATTTAGAAAGAGATACGGAATATTGTGTAGTATTAATTGCAAACTCTGATGTATATAAAGTATACGTATCAGAGGTTGGCGGATTTGATTTAACTGATCAGACATTCAGAGTAATTAAACAACCTTATAATGGTGTATTCTTTACTTCTGCTAATGCTTCTACTTGGACACCTGAACAAACCAAAGATCTTAAGTTTGTATTAAATCGCTGTTCATTTACTAATGATAAAGAAGAAATCATTTTAAATAACGATGTAGTACCTCTTCATAAATTAGGAATAACACCTTTAGAATACTTATCAAACTCTACTAATACAGAAATAAGAGTTCATCATCGTAGTCACGGTATGTATGGTGCTGGAACAAGTAAGGTTACACTTGCTGGATTTGCCGCGGAGAATGGTTTGTCTGCTGCAAATTTAAATGCAACTCATACAATTAAAACAGATTCAAAAGCTTTAGATTCATATATCATAACAATATCAGGTGTTGCATGTACAACTACTGGAATTGTTGGTGGTACAAAAGCTGGTACAGTACCACTTACAGCAACTGAAAATCAACCGTATAATGTTTTAAAACCATCGATTGAAAATTTACAAGTTCCTGGTACTAATTTAAAATTATACCTAACATCTAAAACAGGTGCTTCTGTCGATGGAACACTTACTGCATTCTCTAATGTTCCTGAACAAGAAATATTAATGAATAAGAATTTTATAACAGATGTTCCTCATACTATTCCTAGTGCAACTATAGAATCAGATCTATCAACAGGAAAGGGTATTATAACAAGAATAGAAATGGATAATGGAGGAAACGAAAGAATCTCTCCTGTCATTGATTTAAATAGAGCTTCGGTTATATGTGTAGAAAATAGAATAAACGATCCTATTTCAAATTCAAGTAATTATACTAATGTAAAACAAGGAACTGCAGTAGCAGAAACTGTAGCTAATGGTACAAGTTCTAAAGCAAAGTATATTACAAAAACAGTAGAACTAGAAAACGAAGCAGACCTAATTGATGTATATTTAAATGTTAATAGACCTAACAGTTCTAACATCGATGTATACTATAAGGTTGCCGCATCTGGTGATGATACAAATTTTGATACTCTACCATGGGTATTAGATGCACCTGAAGTTGCAATACCAGTTAATGATAGCGGTAGATATTCAGAAGCACACTATGCGATCGATCCACCAATTGGTAAGTTTAGTAGATTCGCTATTAAGATTGTGTTAAGATCTACTAATAGTTCTAACGTCCCAACATGCTCTGACTTAAGAGCAATAGCTACTACATAAGGTATAAGATGACAAATAAAAAAGTTAAAGTCGAAGATAATATTGATTTAGTTAGAGATATGGCGTCGGGTGCAATTATAAATACTAATAAGAATGCTTATACGGCGAGGCTACAAAGAATAGAAAAAGCTAAGTTGGACGAAAAACAATCTGCAGATATTGCAGACCTTAAAAAAGATATGGAAGAACTTAAAAGTCTACTAAAGAAAATGGCGAGTAAATAATGGCAATTAAAAACGAAACAAGAATACTTAAGACAAATACATTTGAAGAATGGAGACAAAAGGATAATGAGATTTCCTTACACGTCGGAGATGTACACGATTTTAATTCTCTAATTGCTGATAAAGAATTTTCTACGACTGCAAGTGCAGGAGATTATGTATTTGCTGGAACAAGATTTGAATTCTCAAACGAAAACGTATTAGATAATCCAAACGGATATATCATACTTAAAAATAATCCTGCTATTCCTTCATCATACGTAGTTAATGCAACTGTATCTCAGACTGGTGGATTTACTGCAACGATTGTTGGTATATTAGGTACGAAAAAGATTGCAGTTAAAAATGCAAGTGGAACATTTAATGCTTCACAAAAAATAACAGTAGGTTCAGATGATATCACTGCTGCGAATGTTTCAAGAGTTGTAAGTGAATCATATCCTAAAGCAGTCATTAAAGTTTATAAAAATGGAGCAGAGCAATCACAAAGTATTACAGCTCAAGGTTTCCATGTTATTAATTGGCAATTTACGATTACATTAACAGGATCTCCTACTCTTCCTGCCACATTTACTGAAGGTGCTACACTTTATCAAGGTGCAGATTTAGCAAATGCAACATGGCAAGGTACGATGTATGATATTACATCTACAACAATCAGATTAAAAACTAATGTTGGTTCATTTAATGCAGGTGAAATATTAAAAGTTAATGGTAATACTGGAGCAAGTCATCAGATAGCACACGCTAAAATTTCTGCAGGTAATGCAGTTGATTATTCTTTTGGCCAATTAATTGAATTACATACCGCAGTTTCTGCTGGTGATGTAATTAAAATTGATGCAAGTAATGCAGTAGATGCTATTAACGAATTACAAGTTGATGTCGGAGATGTCACTGTTATTAATAATGCTACAGGTTATAGCGCAGCTTCAGTTGTCACAGGTATTACAGAAATTCAAGGTGACATTGGAGATATCACAGGACTAGGAACAACAGTAAAATCTACTTTAGTCGGATCTATTAACGAAATAGAAACAGCAGTAAGAGGTAGTTTAGGTAACTATACATTAACAACTCAACAGACTGCTCACGGATTAATTGGTGCAGTTAATGAAATTGAAGGTGTATTCGATGCATCAACATATGAGATTAGTGCAGGTTCAAATCCATTTACTGTTACATCAGGAACTTTAACGTTTGACACTGATGGTGATATTGTACTAGATGCAGCTGGCAGTCAAGTATTCTTTAAACAAAACGGAACACAATTTGCAGAGTTTCAAAATGTAAATAGTGGTAATTTAAAAATATCATCTGGCTCATCTACGATGTTAACAGGTAGTGGAGCAAATGCTACATTCGCTGGAACACTGGATGTTGATGGTAATTTTGAGGTAGGTGCTTCGAAGTTTAATGTTACTGCTGCAACTGGTTCCACTTCAATTGATGGGAGCATGCAAATTGATGGAAATTTAAATGTAGATGGTATTACAACTCTTGATGAATCTACTGTTGATGGCACATTGCATGTAACTGGCGCAACTGATTTAGATACTACTCTAAATGTTGACGGTGCAACTACTCTGGTTGGTCAATTAAATACAAGATCTAGTAACTTCTTAGGTAATGGAACAGGAGATGATACAACTATTTCGGGTGATTTAACTGTTGGTGTTAATACACTCCTAACTGGCACAGTTAATATTGATGGTGCTACTGATATTGATTCAACTCTTGATGTACTAAATGCAACTACACTTAGAAGCACATTAGACATAACTGGTAATACTACAATTACTGGAGTATTAGATGTTGGCCAATTAAATACTAAGTTCTCAAATAGAAATAATGTAAAACTTGCTCTTAACGAATTACACGACGAAGTTGGTTTAGGTGGTGTTGCAGTTGCACCATTAACAAATCATGCTACAACTGGTACAACTAATATCACTGATGCAGTCATTGCAATTAATGCAGAAATTGGAGATGTAAGCAGTGCTGATACGATTCTAGGTAATAGCGGTACTCATGCACACAAATCTGCCACTATAAGTGGAGTCTTAGATAACTTAAGTGCTGCTATTGTTTCTAACGATGGAGAACTTACTACTCTTAGAGGAATTACTTTATCGGGCGGTAGTGGTATTACTAATACTATTGGAG